CCACCACACCGACCAGATGCGGTTCACGCACGGCAGCTACTGGACACGGAACTGGACGACGATCATGCCGTCGATGGCCGTGGCGGCCATTGCGGCTTGCCTCGGTCTTTACTGGCTGTCCCTGGTGTTCGTGATCGTCAGCCAGGCCAACGAGATCCACTGCTGGTCACACCAGAAGTGCAACCGTTTCATCCGTGGCCTCCAGCTCCTCGGCGTCCTCCAGTCGCCAGAGCAACACAAGACGCACCACCGCATCCCTTTCGACACGTCGTTCTGCACGATGACTGACATCCTGAACCCAGTGCTGAACTCGATCGGCTTCTGGCGATACGCCGAAGCGGTGGTGGGGATTTTTGGAACCAGACCTCGACCGGAAAGGGAATCGGCATGAGCAGCAGGCTCGAAACAGCACTTCGGATCGGCGAGCGGCTCGGCGTTCCCGTTCTTGTCCTTGTGTTCGTCCTGATCCTGCTCCGCGAAGCTGGCACGGCGATCTACACAGGCGCCGTTCAGCCACTCGTCAAGGCCCACGCGGCGTTCCTCGACCGCACCCAGGAGACACTCCAGGGGATCGAGGTCACGCAGCGAAAACAGGAGGAGAACATGTCCGAGATCGTGGCCGGACAGCGTGAGATCACGGCAATTCTCCGTAGCACGGACGGGAGCAACTGATGGCCACGTACGACGTCCTGCCCGGTGCGATGAACATCGACCTGAAGAGCGGCGCCTCGTTCGGGGTCGTCGTGAACTTCTCGGGCCAGACCCTGACGTCGTCCACCGCCACCTCGACGATCTCGTCTCTCGTGACAGGCCAGACCGTCGCGGCCATCCAGACGGTGATCCTCAACAACCAGGACATCAGCCTGGTCCTGTCGGCCAACGCCGTCTCGGCCATCCCGAAGGGCTCGTACCGCTGGGATCACCGCTGGTACCAGCCAGGCGGGATCGTCCGGCCAATCCTCTCAGGCATCGTGGAGGTGAGATGACCGTCCAGGCGAACATCACGTCGCAGCAGCCGGTCGTGGCGTCCATCGTCGACGACAGCATCACAGCGGTGGTCTCGGGCGGCATCGGCCCAGCCGGAGCCGCCGGGGTCTCTACCGTGAACGGCCTGGCCGGTGCCGTCACGATTGCGTGCGTCGGCGCCACGATCGCCACGGCCGGCCAGACGATCACGATCACGGCCGCACAGAGCTGGGCCGACCTGACTGGCAAGCCAGCCACGTTCCCCCCCTCGGCCCACGATCACGTCGCCGCGAACATCACGGACTTCGTCTCGGCGGTGGTCGCTGCGGCCCCGCCCACGACCAACGCCTCCCTGCTCACGAGCGGCACCCTGGCCGACGCCAGGCTCTCTGGGAATGTCGTCCTCACAGTCGACTCCAGGCTCTCTGACGCCCGTGAGTGGTCGGCTGCGACTGTCACCCAGGCCGAGGCCGAGGCCGGCACAGACACCACCAGGCGGGCCTTCACGGTCGTCCGGGTCTGGCAGGCGATCGCAGCGTGGTGGGCTGCGTCGTCGGCCAAGGCCAAGCTCGACGGAATCGCCAGCGGGGCGACGGCGAACTCGTCTGACGCAACCCTGCTTTCCAGGGCGAACCACACCGGGACGCAGACAGCCGCGACAATCAGCGACTTCTCGACCGCCTCTGTTTTGGCTGTGACCTGGACGACGATCACCGGAAAGCCGGCGACGTTCTCGCCTTCGGCCCACACGCACGTCTTCGCCGACGTTACCGGCCTCCAAGCGGCGCTCGACGCGAAGGCCCCGCTGGCGAGCCCGACGTTCACCGGCACCGTCTCGGGCGTGACGAAGGCGATGATCGGTCTCGGCAGCGTCGACAACGTGGCCGACGCCTCCAAGCCGGTCAGCACCGCTCAGGCCGCAGCCGATGCCGCTGTCCAGGCCCACGCGATTCAGCGGGCGAATCACACTGGGACGCAGGCGGTTGGCACGATCACCGGGCTTGGCGGCGCGGCAACGCTCTCGGTTGGCACGACGGCAGGCACCGTGGCTGCCGGCGACGACAGCCGGATCACCGGAGCGCTCAGCACCGCGACGGCTGCCACGACCTACCAGCCGCTCGACTCCGATCTGACATCTATTGCGGCGCTGAGCACCACGACGTTCGGCCGGTCGCTCCTGACGCAAGCAGATGCCGCTGCCACTCGCACGACGATTGGCCTTGGCAGCCTTGCCACGCAGTCGGGAACGTCCAGCGGAACAAACACCGGCGACCAGACGATCACGATCACGGGCGATGTGACCGGCAGCGGCACGGGCGCGTTTGCGGCGACGCTCTCCGCGAGCGGCGTGACGGCTGGCACCTATGCCAGCGTGACTGTCGACGCGAAGGGGCGGGTGACGGCCGGAGCGACCACGCAGGCTTGGTCGACCATCACCGGCACTCCGACGACGCTCACCGGCTACGGGATCACAGACGCGGCGGCATCGAGCCACGTTCACAGCGGCTCCGACATCACCAGCGGGACCGTGGCACCCGCTCGCCTTGCAAGCGGGACCGCATCGTCCTCGACCTACCTTCGCGGCGATTCGACCTGGGCGACGGTCACATCTGGCTCATCGTCCGCGAGTGACCTCACAAGCGGCACCCTCGCCAACGATCGCCTTACCGCCCGCGCTCGTGTGTCCGCCAACTTGTTTTCTTGGACCTCATTCCGCTAGGAGACTTCGATGGCAACCGATCCGGCTTTTGCAGTAACCCCACGAATTGGCGCTGTCTCGATCAGCACCGCAGAAACGTCGCTGACTGCTCCGACCAATGTCGGCGCCTTGATTACCGCTGTGGCCGCTGGAACCAGGATCGCAGAGATCGTGGTGAAGTGCGCCGCCACCAGCGCCGCCAGCATCGTGAGAGTTTTTCTTCACGACGGGACGACCTACTGGCTGCTGGACGAGATCGTGGTCGCCGCTGCGACTAGCTCCAACACTGGAGCCACGACTCGCGTCAGCACTGTGTATCAAAATCTGGTTCTGCCGAACGCTTCGTGGAGTATTCGCGTCACCACCAGCATTGCGCAAGCCACGCATGTCACTGCTCTCGGTGCTGACCTCTGATGAATGAAGGGGTCATTCCAATCTCGCGCCAATTTGCCGTGATGCCTCGCGGTTTGCTCGGATACCAGACTCCGGTTCCGACAACGTACCCGCTTGCATCAAGCGGCGGAAACATCACAAGCGGACTTGTGGCGTGGTGGAGGCTGGATGAGGCCAGCGGAGGTGTCGCCGCTGACTCCAGCGGCAACGGACTCAACGGCACTTTGGCGAGCGGGCATAGGTTCCAAAACACCCCTGGTGCTGTCGGGAATTGCCTTACTGGAATGACCACGCTTAGACCTGTAACTGTCGCAAATAACGCCTTGCTAAACTTTACTGGCGACTTCACGATGTGCTGCTGGGCTCTTCCCAGTGCTATTGATGGCGGGGGTGGTGGGATTACAATCACCAAGAACATAAACAACGCAATCGGGCAATGGAACTTGAGTCTGCGCTCAGGGAGCTATAACGGGTTTTATTTTCGACCTGGAACCGGGGGAAGCGACGCGATTCCGTTAAGAAGTCACGTTGCTTTAATACACGATGGCTACTGGCACCACATCTGCGCTACCAGGGTCGCATCATCAATACGCCTGTATCTCGATGGAGTGCGCGTGCCATCAAGTGGCGGCGGATATGCTAACTTGTCTGGTAACACGCAGACTCTTCGGCTGGTTGGTACGGGAGCAATGGACGACGCGAGAATGTACAACCGTGCGTTGTCCGACACCGAGGTCAGGGCGCTGTTTGAGTATCGAGGCACGGAATACTGGAAGCCTTGATGCCGCAGCCCGATCCGACGCCGTGGGGGATGTGACCATGTTCGGATTCTTCCGAAAACTGTTCCAGACCCCCGAAGTCGGGCGATCCGGCAAGTGGCCCCGCATTCGTGCGGAGCACCTGGCCAGCCACCCCGCGTGCTGGGCATGCGGAAAGCGAGGGAGCGGCCTGGAGGTTCATCACATCGTTCCCGTGAGCGTTGACCCGAGCCGCGAGCTTGACCCGTCCAACTGCCTGACCCTGTGTGGTGATCCATGCCATCTCGTGCATGGTCACCTGATGAACTTTCGTCGACATGACCCTGACGTCGTGGTAAACTGCCGCAACTTCAGGGAGAGGCTGGATACAGCCAGAAAGTCATGCGGGCACTGATCACGGGTATCACTGGTCAAGACGGCTCCTACCTGGCCGAGCTGCTCCTGCGGGAGGGGGTCGAAGTTCACGGGATCGTCCGGAGGTCGAGCACGATCTCGACTGACCGGATTGACCACATCATCGACAAGCTGCACCTCCACCACGGCGACGTGACGGACTTTCCGTGCGTCTCCCGGATCGTCCGGGATGTCTGCCCGCATCGCGTCTTCAATCTGGCAGGGCAGTCGCACGTCCGGGTGTCGTTCGCGACGCCTGAGTACACGCTCGCCTCAGTCGGCCTCGGCACCCTAAACGTGCTGGAGGCTTGCCGACAACTGCGGGACGTCCGCATCTACCAGGCGTCCAGCTCCGAGATGTTCGGCAATGAGCCGGCCCCGCAGAGCGAGACCACGCCATTCAGACCACGCTCACCGTACGGGGCGGCGAAGGCCTACGCCCACAACATCGCGGTCAACTACCGCGAGTCGTACGGCATGCATGTGTCGTGCGGGATCCTCTTCAATCACGAGAGCCCTCGCCGGGGCGAGACGTTCGTGACGAGCAAGATCGCCCGGGCCGTGGCGGCGATCATCGACGGGAAGCAGAACAAGCTCCACCTCGGCAACATGGAGGCCAGGCGTGACTGGGGCTTCGCCGGAGACTACGTCGAGGCGATGTGGCTGATGAGCCAGCAGTCGGCCCCCGACGACTACGTCATCGCCACCGGCGAGACGCACTCGGTCCGGGAGTTCTGCGAGCTGGCGTTCTCAAAGGTGGGGCTCGACTACCGTCAGTACGTCGTCGAAGGCGACCCGCAGTACCTCCGTCCGGCCGAGGTCGACATTCTGCTCGGGGACCCGTCCAAAGCCCGCGAGGCGATCGGCTGGAAGCCCAAGGTCACGTTCGATGACCTCGTCCGAATGATGGTCTCCGAGGAGCTGAGGAAGTGAATGTCTTCGTGACAGGCGGCAACGGGTTTCTCGGCAGGTACGTCATCGACAAGCTGGCCTCAAGGCAGCACAAGATCGTGTGGCGGGGCAGCAAGTCGCTCGACCTGCTCAAGGACGTCGACAAGATCGTCGAGGCGTTCCGGGACATCGACTGCGTCGTGCACCTGGCAGCCGAGGTGGGCGGCATCGGCGCCAACATGAAGCAGCCTGGCCGGTTCTGCTTCGCGAACCTCCAGATGGGACTCAACGTCGTCGAGGCGGCCAGGATCGCCGGGGTGAAGAAGGTCGTGATGGCTGGGACTGTCTGCTCTTATCCCTGCCACGCCACGATCCCGTTCGATGAGCTGGACATGTGGGACGGGTACCCCGAAGCAACCAACGCCCCGTACGGGATCGCGAAGCGGGCGATCATGGAGCTGTTGACCGCGTATCGCGAGCAGTATGGGATGGACTACGTCGTCCTCGTGCCAACGAACCTGTACGGACCTGGCGACAACTTTGACCCCGCCACGAGTCACGTGATCCCGGCGATGATCCGGAAGTTCTGCCAAACGTACCCGATCACCGAACTCTGGGGGACAGGAGAAGCCACCAGGCAATTCCTCTACGTCGAGGACGCAGCCGAGGCTTTCGCGAAGGCCGTCGTTTTGGGGCACGGCGTTTTCAACCTCGGGGCCGGCACAGAGGTTGGAATGAGGACACTTTCCAGGCTGGTGGCCAAGGAGTGCGGTTACGAGGGCGGTGTCGTCTGGAACGCGAGCAAGCCCGATGGGCAGCCGAGGAGGATGGTGTCGTCGAGGCGTGCATTCGAGATGCTCGGCTGGAGCCCGAAAGTCACGCTCGAAGAGGGCCTGGCCCGGACCGTCAAGTACTTCAGGGAGGATGTCTTGTCCGGGTAGGGTGAGTGGACGGAGACGTCCATCATGCCAGACTATTCAGTCCTTCCCAGCACGCTGAACTTGTCCTTCATCCGAGGCGACGAGTTCGGCTGCCTGCTTGACTTCGACACGAACCTCACCGGCTACACGTTCTCAGCCGTGATCTCGCCGGTCGCGAGCGTGCGTGCAGGGGTCGTCACGGCCGGCACGGCCTTCCTGAGCTTCACGCTCACGAACGTCGACCTGGCGGCGGGCCAGATCAATCTGTCGCTCACCGAAACTCAGACGCAGTCGTTCTCTCCGTCGACCAGCTACCGCTGGTATTTCCGTTGGGTGGCGCCGGGCGGCGTGACCAGGACCACGCTCTCGGGGACCGTCACCGCAGGAGATCCGTGAGATGCCAGACATCAACGTCGCTGTCACCGGGCCGGGGACGAACTCCCAGACTGTGGTCGTCAGCGGGACAGGGCCTGTCTCCGTTGCCCTGAGCGGGAGCGGGGCCGTCGCTGTTGGCGTGACGGGCGGGATCGGCCCGGCGGCCGTGATCAGCGGGACGAACACGACTGTCATCGGCGTGATGCCGATCATCGCCGGGACGAACATCACTGTCTCGACCGCGAGCGGCGGGTATACCATTTCGGGTCTGTCCAGCAACGCTGTGGCGGCCCTCGCCCCTGTGCTCAGCGTCCAGGGGAGGACGGGAAGCGTGGTGCTGTCCCGGGCCGACCTGACTGCCGCAGCCGCGTCGCACACTCACACCACGACCGAGGTCTCTGGCCTGACGGCGGCCATCCAGGCGATCGGGAACGTCGTGAGCGTCAACGGGAGGACGGGCGGGGTCGTGCTGTCCATCAGCGACCTGTCGGCGGCCACTGCCGGCCACTCCCACCCCTACGTGCTCCAACTCAATGGCCTGACCGGCAACCTGGCGATCTCGGGCGGGCCCAACGTGGGCGTGGCGACCGGGGCTACGTCGCTCGTGGTGTCGGTGACGCCTGTCGTGGCCAGCGTGCAGGGAAAAACCGGGACTGTCTCGCTCTCGATCGCTGACCTGACTGCGGCGGCGGCAACGCACACGCACAGCTACGTTCAGGTGCTCAACACCCTGACGGGGGCCATCTCGATCGTGGCAGGCGGCAACGTGACCGTCGCGACCACCTCGACAGGCATCACGATCTCGGCCACAGGGGCAGGCACGAGCGGAGTCACGAGCGTCAACGGCAAGGGCGGAGTGGTGAGCCTCACCGCTGACGACCTGACCGCTGCTGCTGCAACCCACACCCACAGCTACGTCCAGACGCTCAACACCCTGACCGGGACTGTCTCGATCCAGGCGGGCGCGAACGTGACTGTATCGACCACGTCGAGCGGGATCACGATCGCTGCGATGTCGCCCTCTTCGTCGAGCGTTTCGAGCGTCAACGGGAAGGCCGGGGCTGTCGTCCTGACATCCGCTGACGTGACGGCTGCCTCGGCGACGCACTCCCACAGCTACGTGCTCTCGCTCAACGGCCTGACTGGCACCCTGTCGATCACTGGCGGGACAGGAGTGACGATTGGGACCAGCGGGTCGTCGGTGTCCGTTTCGGGGCCTGTCACGAGCGTCCAGGGTAGGACTGGCAGCGTCGTCCTTTCGGCTGCTGACGTGACTGCCGCGACGAGCACGCACACTCATGGATACGTCCAGAGTCTCAGCACGCTGACAGGGGCCCTGTCGATCGTGGCGGGGGCCAACGTGACTGTCTCGACCACGTCGAGCGGGATCACTGTGGCGGCCGCTTCAGGTGGGGGCATCACTGCGGTGAATGGGATCACGTCTGCCCTGTCGATCTCGGCGGGGGCAAACGTGACCATCACCACTGCTGGCACGACGATCTCAGTGGCAGCTTCCGCTGGGGGTGTGTCCAGCGTCAACACGAAGACTGGGGCTGTGACGCTCTCGTTTGGGGACGTTTCGGCAGCGTCCACGACCAGCGTGTCGCTCAAAGTTTCGAGCGAGACGACAGGGGTCTCTGGGGCAAACCAGATCGTCAACATGATGAGGCTGACCACAGCTCAGTACTCGGCGATCACCTCGCCGGACACTGCCACCCTCTACGTGATCGTGGGGTGACGAAATGGCCATTGGCGGGCCAATTGGCGGCGGGACAGCCACCAACTCGACAGCCACCAACTCGACAGCCACGAGGAGCATCGTGACATGTGGGTTTGGGGGGCTCCAGGTGAATCAGTTCAGGATAGGGTCAAGCGTTGTGGTCAAGATCATGTGCGGCACCACCCAGATATTCCCCGATGCCTGAGAGATTCAAGTTTCGCAAGCCTCCCGGGAAGCTCCCCAAGAGGGAGGGCCGGCCCAATTCCTGGGCCCGGGGGTACACTGGGGCTGCCTGGGAGGCCCTTCGCCTGCGTGTCCTGACCAGGGACAATTGGCAATGCAGGCACTGTGGGAGGGTCGCGTCGAATAGGCAAGAGGCGCATTGTGATCACGTCCTGCCCAAAACCCAGGGGGGCAAGGACGAGGAATCCAATCTCCAATGTCTCTGTTCTGCCTGCCACGCCAGGAAGAGCAACAGAGAGCGTCAGGAAGGGGCCTAGCTTTGCGCCTCAGGGCTTTTTGGGCCTTCAGGGCCTCCCTGGGCCATATCGCCTAGACAGGCCTTCCTGGGGCCTCTCAGGAGTTCCTGATTTCCATCCCCCTATTTAATAGCGCCTCCAGCTCAAAAATATTTCTCAGAAAATAGAGTCGAAAATCGGAATCGATTGTTTTTATCAATAAATCTCGATGAATGCGCTATTATTTGAACCTACTTTTGATTGAACTGGAAAGCTCAGAGAAGTCGATGTTCAGCAGAATGATCATCATTGAGATGACACCTGAGCGGGATTGAGATCTCCCGGGAAGAGCCTATCTGGGGCGAATCTGGCTGGGATGGCCAATCAGGCTGGCCTGGAGGGCCCCTGAGAGCCCATCTGGGCCTGCTGGGCTGCCTTGTCCTGAAAGCCTGCCTGGCTGGCCTGGAAAGCCCTCCTGGGCCCTGGGAGCCCCCTTCTGGGCTGCCTGGGGCCTGCCCGGGCCAATCTTTCCTGCCAGGCAACTTTACGCGAATGCCTGCCCCGGCGAGGATGCACGTAGGCCCCCACCGGGGGGCAGTCCCCGCGATGAATGCGTCTCGTGCTTCCGAGCCCGGTCTGCGCCCCCCTGTGAGCGGCCGAGAAACTTCCGAAGGGGGGCTTTTCATCCCCCCTCCGCCTGGTGAACCGATGGGCCGGCCGCCGATCCCGACTCCCCTGAAGATCCTCCGAGGGAACCCGGGCAAGCACCCCCTGAACTCCGCCGAGCCGGCCCCGCCGCCGGCCAGCCTCGCCCCGCCGGCCTGCCTGGGCCCCGCCGGCCTCGACCGGTGGAACGAGGTCGCCCCCCTGCTCCAGGGCATGAAGGTCTTGACAGCCGCCGACCGCCCGTCCCTGGAGCGGTACTGCCAAGTCTACGAGGAGTGGGCCAAGGTCCGCGACCACGTCCGCGAGCATGGGATGACGCAGATCACGCAGTCTGGATACAGCCAGCTCACGGCGGAGGCCACGCTCTTCAAGTCGCTCCTTTCGGAGTTGCTCTCCTTCGAGCGGCAGTTCGGCATGACGCCGGCGGCCCGCTCGACCCTCAAGGTCCAGGATGCCGCTGCCCCCCAAAATCCTCTGGTCGCGTATCTCCAAGGCCGAGGCGGCTGAGCAAGGGCTCAGCTACTACTTCGACCAGGCGAAGGCCGACTTCGCGGTTGGATTCTTCGAGCGGTTTCTCATCCACTCGAAGGGGAAGTTCGCCGGCCAGCCATTCACGCTTCTCGAATGGCAGCGGGTCGACGTGATCGAGGAGCTGTTCGGCTGGATGCGGATGTCGGACGACACCCGCAGGTTCCGGATCGGCTACATCGAGATCCCGAAGAAGAACGGCAAGAGCACCCTCCTGTCCGGCATCGGCGCCCTGCTGACCGCCGCCGACGGCGAGCCGGCCGCCGAGGTCTACGTCTGCGCGACGTCGCGGGACCAGGCCGGGATCATCTACCGCCAGCTTGCCGAGCTGGTGAAGGCCAGCCCGGCGCTCGAAGAGCTGCTCGAAGTGGTCGACTCGCGGAAGACCATCACCTGCGTCCCGACGAACTCATTCTGCCGCGTGATCAGCTCCGACTCGGCGAGGGCCGAGGGCTTGAACATCCACGGCCTCCTCTACGACGAGCTGCATGCCGCGAAGGACCGGAAGCTGTGGGATGCGGTCAGGTATGGCGGCGCATCCAGAAGCCAGCCCCTGATCCTTTCGATCACCACGGCCGGCGCCGACAAGGCCTCGATCTGTTGGGAGCAGCATGAATACGCCCTGAAGGTCCAGGCCGACCCGAGCGTCGATCCATCCTTCTTCCCGTACGTGCGTGGCGCCGCGATCGACGACGACTACACCAGCGAGGAAGTGTGGCGGGCGGCGAATCCATCCTTCGGCGTCACGATGGACGCGGAGTCGTTCCGGGGCGACGTCGCCGAGGCCCAGCGATCGAACTCGAAGCTCTCGTCGTTCCTGCGGTACCGGCTCGACATCTGGAGCAGCGGAGAGAACAGGTTCATCGACCCCGTGAAGTGGGCCCAGTGCACCGGCATGTCCGGAGGCTTCGACCAGCGGGCTGTCTGGTATGGCGGCCTCGACTTGGCCCAGACCTGGGACTGCAACGCCTTCGTGGCGGTCTGCAAAGCCGCCGACGGCGTGTTCGACGTGGTCTGCAAGTACTGGATCCCCGGCGACAACGCCCACGAGCGGAGCGTGAAAGAAGGCGTCCCCTGGGAGCGATGGGCGGAAGACCCAGCCCAGGGCGTCTGCCTGACGCCCGGAAACACTGTCGACTACGAGTTCATCAAGCGGGACATCCTGAACTTCTGCAAGGGGCGGACCGTCCGGAAGATCGCGGTCGATCCCCACAACAGTCACTACCTGGTGCAGCAACTTCAGGCTGAAGGTCTTGACGTGATAGGGTTTTCTCAGACGCCCCAGTCGATGAACACCCCGACAAAAAATCTCGACAACCTGATCATCAACGGCCGGCTGCGGACGAGCGACAACAAGGTCCTGACGTGGATGGCCGAGAATGCAGCGGTCATCGAGAACGCATCGGGTCACCTCAAGGTCGCAAAGCCTTCCCCGAAATCGCACGCACGTGTCGACGGAATCATTGCACTGATCATGGCACTCGCCCTTTCCGCCGACGCAGAAAACGCTCCCCCCACGCCTGAGCCGGAGATCCTCGTCCTATGAGCAGCATCATCTGGACGCCTGAGTCTGGCCACGAGCAGAGGAGCATGATCGTCCCCGAGGTGCGAGGCATCTCTTGGAACAACCTCCTCACCAACGATGACTCGTACGGGGTGAAGTGGAAGACGGCGGCGGACATTCAGATCACGCCCGAGAAGGCATTGGCCAGCACGGTCATGCTCGCGTGCTCGCGGATCCTGTCCGAGATGATCAGCTCGATGGATCTGAACCTCTACCGCAGGCTCCCCGGCGGCGCCAAGGAGATCGCTCACGAATCGCCGCTCCATCGAGTCATCCATCGCGTGCCAAACGATTGGCAGACGCAGATGGAGTTCGTCGAGCAAATCGTAATGCATCTGGCCCTGTGGGGGAACTCTTACACAGAGATCGTCCCGGGCGAGTACGGGGCTGTCTCGAAGCTGAACAACCTCCACCCGAGCCGGATGAATGTCGAGCGAATCGAGAATGGCCGGCTGCGGTATCGATACAACAACCCGCAGACCGGCCGGGACGACAGATACACCCAAGACCAGGTCATGCACGTCCGGTGGACTCCGGAGCCGGACGGCATCAAGGGCATGGTGCCGGTCGAGATCTCGCGGGACGCGATCGCGCTTGCCAGGGCGTTGGAGATTCACGCGTCGAAGTTCTGGGCCAACTCGGCCCGCCCTGGCGTCGTTCTCCAGACGGATGGATCGCTGACCCCGGAGACCGCCGAGCGGCTCCGTGACAACTGGGAGCGGATCCACAAGGGCGCCGAGCGGGCGTACAAGACCGCGATCCTCACCAACGGACTCAAGGTCGAGCCGATCGGCTTCTCGAATGAGTCGAGCCAGTTCGAGTCAAGCCGCCGGTTCCAGACCGAGGAGATCTGCCGGATCTACCGGCTGCCTCTTCACCTGGTCCAAGGAGAGGCCCTGTCGGGAGACATCGAGGCGAAGGGCCAAGACTTCCTGACCTACACGCTCACGCCCTGGCTGCGGCGAATCGAGCAGGCGATCAGCCGGTCGCTGATCGTCAACGACGACATGTACGTCGCGGCGTTCGACACGAAGTCGCTGCTTCGAGGCAACAGCAACAGCCGCGCCAGCTTCTATTCGGTGATGACCGGCCTGGGCATCTACACGATCAACGACTGCCGCAAGATGGAGGGCCTGCCCCCAGTCGAGAACGGCGACAAGCATTTCGTGGCGATGAACACCCAGACGCTGGAAGAGGCGGTCAAGCCCAAGCCGGACCCCTCGCAGATGCCAGGAGCCCCGCAGCCGGCCCAAGGCGGCGTCCCGAGCCAGCCAGGCGTCGCCAAGCTGGAAGCCCCGAAGCCGGCCGAGCAGGGCCAGGCATCGCAGCCGCAGTACGAGGAGGCCGAGGAGCAACAGTACGAGGACGCGGAAGAGGTCCGGGCGTTTTGCCCCACCGGCCCCGGCGGCGGCCTCGACAACTCGTGCAGTGCATCCGAGAAGTTCTCGGCGACGTCCGACGACAACGCGACGCACATCTCGATCCCCGACGAGAAAGCCCTCGGCGAAGCCCTCGCCAAGCACAAGATCGACAAGCTCGGCAGCCACCGAGAGCTGGCAGCCGGCACGAAGGTGGCACTGCGGATCGACATCCCGGCTTACACGAGCAAGGGGATCTACGCGGTCACCGTCCACGAGCACACCGGTGGCAAGAGCGTGGGCAAGGCACTCGGCTACGACTCCGTTGTCCGCCTGATGGGGCCGGTCTCTTTCGTGTCGGACGAGCCAGGCGCCGAGAAGATCAACAAAGGCGCGAACAAGTACCCGCTCGCCACGGTGAAGGGATCTTTCGATCCCGACCGGTCGATCCCGGCTGACATCAACAAGTGGGTGCCGGTCGGATTCAACCCGAAGAAGGCGGCCTACTTCTACGACAAGAAGACGGGGCAAGAGGTGATCGCCGGCACCGACTCGATCAGCGTCGGCAACAGCGTGTTCGTCAAGACCGCCACGTACGGCCCGCGTCAGGTTCAGAAGCAGTTTCGATCGGAGTCGTCCTGGGGAATCGAGTCTCGCGGATTTTGCCCCACAGGCGAGGGCGGCGGAGTCGACAACTCGTGTGGGGGCGACGGTGACGGCGGCTCAGGCTCTGATTCGGGCTCTGACTCCGGCTCGGGCTCCGGCTCGGGCTCAGCTTACAGCTCTGGCCCCACCCCAAAGGAGCCAGCCAAGCCCGTCAGCGGGAAGAAGCACCAGGTTGACGTCGCCAAGATCATCCAAAAGATCGCCGAGAATCCATGGGGCTTCACCCTCGACCGCTTCTCTGTGGAGCAGCCGAAGGATGGCATCATGGTGTCGGAGTTTCACAACAAGTCGAAGCAAGCGATCCAGATCAGGGCCGACTCGCTCTACGCCGAAGACACCGCCGACGTCCTTGAGAAGTGGCTTGAGGTCAACGAGGAGTCGTTTGAAGGCCGAGACGATCGGTACGTCGGCGGATGGCTGTCGAAGGGGCTCTACTACCTCGACGTCGCCACGAGGTTCGAGCCCGACCAGGCTCAGGAGGCCCTCGACGCCGGCCGCAAAGCGAGCCAGCTCGCGGTGTTCAACCTCGGCACGTTCAAGCAGACCTTCTGCAAGTTCGACGACGGCGACGAGCGGAAGCCGAAGGACTGGGACAAGTCGTTCCAGGCGGCCCGAGTCTCCGAGATGGCCACGCAGATTTACGATCCGGACGCCCCCGCACTCCAGGATCACTCCTACGACAAGGAGCTGAAGGACCACGGCTGGACATCGGTCCGTAGCCTGGCAGTGGAAGCCCTGGTGTCTCGCGGGTATGATGTCGAGGACGCGGAGCGGATCGTTCCGCACGGCAGCGACGAACAGGAGGTGGAGAATGGAAGACAAAGACGGTCCGGTGAGAGTCGACATTCCGACCGGAGGCAACGCCCGAGCGGCGTTTCTCGCGTTTCGGGCGTACGCGGCGACGCTCGCGGCGAAGGACGGGAAGGTTCTCGGCCCGAGGTGGTTCAAGAAGGATCCGGAAAACATGCCCCCTCAGCCCAAGGGCTGAAGTCTGGACACGCCGAGCAACGGAACGATTGCATTCGGTCGCCGGACGGCACGTTTGCCCCTCGCAACCAGTGCCAAGAGGACGGCGAGGCCTCCCCGGAGGCAAAATCAGTCAGTGGAAAGGTCCGCCTGGTCGGAACCGAAGACCAGGCGGACCTCGTCCACTCAATTTTCTCTTCGCTCGCGTCGGAGGATTCTCCGTACGAGCGCACGTTGCTCGTCAAGAGCATCCTGCGTGAGTCTGGATACTCTGATGAGTGCTGCGACAAGCTGGCGAAGCTGGCATCGGACCGGAGAAACCAGTTCAACGCCGCATCGACGGCCTCGATGATGATGGCCGCGTCGCACGTCATCCCCGCGATCGCGAAAGAGGGCGTGCACGCGACGACTGTCGCGGACATGGTCGCCGAGGGAGACAAGGCCGAACTGGCCGTGAGCACGGTGGCCTACTACCAGTCGAGGATGGACGCGATTCACGTCAACATCGACGCCGGATGGATCCCCATGAGGGCCATCACCGGCCCGAACGACGGATACACCTGCTCCAACAGCCTGGCTCATCCGATCGTTCACGAGTACGGCCACATGCTCCATTGGCGAGCCCTCCGAAAGGTGGCCCAGAAGGCAGCCCCGGACGCCGATTTCAAGAGAGGCAAGAGCAACGTCCACGGCGAAATCGGCGCTTACGCGTACTCGCACCTTCAAGACGCTGCGAAGGCAGCTCACAGAGACGCCGCCAAGCTCGTCAACGGAGACAAGAGCATCCGCGACGAGATCTCTGCCTTGTCGAAGTACGCCACGACGAGCCCGTTCGAGGCGATTGCCGAGTACTACGCCAAGGTCGCCCTCACCGGCGAGAGAACCCCGGGCCTGGACCAGCTCGCGAAGGTGATGAAGTTTCCGGAGGCGGAACTCAAGAAGGCCGCAAAGAGAGGCAGCAGCAAGAAATGATTCTCTACCCACTCCCGGGCGAATTGTACGTCGACTTTCACCGCCGCTTGAAGGAGGCGACCGAGAAGGCTGGAGGCATTCCCGCCGATCCGGACTGGATGGGCGGAGACACCGAGGAGTCCCGCGCGTTCTGCGGTCAGGACGAGATGGGCCGGTTCACCTACGGCAACGACTGCGGTGATGAAGACGGAATCCCCGACGGCGCCAAGCAGCGGACCCCGACGAAGGCCGGCAAGAAAGGCGGCGGCAAGAAAGCTGCGCCGAAACTTGAACAGCCTGAAGTCGAACGCCCCGGCTTGCCAAAAGAAGACCGGTGGCAGCCAGGCAATTCACTTCGAGACGTTCACGAGGAGGTGATCGAGGGGAAGGTCACCGTCAGGTCGCCAGACGGGAAGAAAATCGAGAGCACCCAGATCCCCGACGCGTACAAGTCCCCGTTCGCGGGGAGGGAGTTCATCAGCGGAACTCAGGTCGCGGAGTTTTTGTGCAAGAAGAACGACGAGGAGAGAGGCCGGATCATCACGACGACCGCCCCTCTGGGAGAGCGGGACTTCGAGTACATGGTGGCGTCGATCGCGAACGAAGCCCAGAAGGCCATGGACCGAGGCGTCGGGCACATCTTCTACTCCCCTGAAGAGCAGAAGAAGCAGCTCGACTCGTATGCCAAGGTTCAGCCACTGATCTTCGGCGGCAAGACCGCGTCGGGCGTGGATCTCGATCCTGAAACGACGAGATTCATGTGGAACGCCATGATCGCCATCACGTCCGTCGGCGCAACCCCTCGGGAAAACGTCACCCGAACAGACCAGATCCTCACCCCGATCTTCAACGACAGCGACCCGGCGAACACCAGGATTCCTCACCCACGCGTCGCGATGTCTGGCACGGCTGGCCCTGGAATTGTCAGGTCGATGGCCCGGATGCAGAAGATTGTCGACAAACTCGGCGAAGGCGATCAGGCAGTCGGCTGGAAGAAAATGGCTGAGCTGTTCGATGGGCCTCCCATGCGGGCCGGGGACCTGACCAAGTTCTTCAACAAGCTCGGGATTGAAGGCAAGTGGGCTCCCTCTGGAACGGCTGTCGACGACATCGTTCCCAGGTTCTCTGTGTTTGGCCCGAAGGTCGGAGCGTATTTCGCCAACAACCGTGGAACCGAAGAGAACGGCGGCTGGGACTTCGTGACCGCCGACTTGTGGTGGAGCCGCACGTGGGGCCGCGCGTCTGGCGAGGTCATGCAGCAGCAAAGCCTTTCCCTTGCCTCCGACCACGGCAAGGCCCTTGACAAGATGGTCAAGAAAATCAAGGACGAGGAACTCGGAAGCGTCGACCGCGAGACGTTTACGGCAGACGCCAAGCACATGGCGAAGACGGGAACCATCCCGGCCTCCATCGAGGCCTGGGCAGAGGAGAAGCTCAAGGCGTACAGCGGCATGGGCTTCAAGGCTCCGACGGATCGCGAGACGAACATGTATCGCCTCGCGAAAGTCATTTGCGCAAACACGGTCTCGACGATCGCTGCCCCGAAGGGCGCTCGCATGCGAACGAACATGGGCGCTGTCGCTCGCGAGGTTTCAAAGCGGGTGGGAATCCCTGTCGCGTTTGTGCAGGACGTCCTCTGGCAGAACGAGCAAGACATGTGGGGGACCCTCGGCGCGAGGACCACGACCGCACCAGGCGTTCCTTCCATCTTGTCGACGAGAGTCGAGCAGATCGTCTCGGGAGAGATTCGCCGGAGAAAGCCGTGGGA